ATCCGGCCTCAAGCGTTTGGTACGCGGCTTTCAAGTGCGTGAACAGTTCGCCCTTTTCGACGAACGCGGTAAGGTTGTCTGGCTTGTCTACGCGCACAAACGAGGCAGCGCAGTCAGGCACGCTGCGGACTGTTGCGATGATTTTAGGCTGACAACCGAGCACCTGAGCCATTGAGCGGATAATCACCGGAACGGGCCATCCGCGACTCTTGTCGATGACAACTGGCTTGGTGGTTTCCTGCGCGTGAAACGATGTCGCAACTACGCGCATCGCGTGCTCAAGCTTTTTGCGCTTTGGGTCGCTGTCGTTTAGCAGCGGCGCGTTCTGCCATGTATTAGCCAGCCCGTCCAGCGCGTGTACCAGTCCCGAGGTCGTCGAGACGTGGGTGTTCGGGTTTTGATTGAGGACGGCTGCGAGGACGGTCGATCCAGAACGCGGCAGGCCGGAAAGCAAGTGGAGCGATTGGGTTGGCAAATTATTCCTCGGTGATGGCTGCGGTGTGGGCGCCTCCCGCTGCGACGCTTAGCCACGTTGTTAACGCTCCGACTTGGACGGGAGATGAACGTCTGGTAAGGTCTCCTAGGCCGAGTTGGCCGTTGGTGTTGAGGCCAAAGGTGTAGAGTTCATACTCGGGTTCACCAGCCGCACCACCCGCCCCCATCATCAGTCGTTGACTAGTCGGGTCCATGTTAGTTGACGTAGTCTACCAACGCAGCGCCGCGCCAAGTTGTGCCGGCATCATCGGTCACGAAAATGAAGATGTGAGTCTTGCCAGCCGTCAAGGTTGGTGCCGTGTCCGCAGGCCACTTGACCGCAGCAGGCCAAGTCACCGCGCCGGATGTGTGAGTAAGTTCCAATGTAAACGCGAATGCTCTGGTCGCTGGTGCGTTGCTGAAGGTAAAAGTCGAGTCTGCCGCAATCGTCTTCGTGAAGTAGTTTCCATTCGCACAGTCTACGTCTAGCGACGGAACGGCAACGACGTTCTGCGCGTAGTTGCCTGAGATGTCCAGGCGTGCGGCAGGCGCAGTCAGAGCAATGCCGATGCGATCGACTGAGGCGTCACCGAACAGAAGATGCGTCTGCGTATCGCCCTCGAAGCGGAAGTCCTTGTCGGCTCCTGCCTCGTTAAACGTAAACGTGCCGCCGTCAAAGCCAACATCGCCGGTCGCGGTTATACTAGTGAACGCGCCTGTGCTGGCAGTCGTTGCGCCGACCGAAGTCCCGTTGATCGATCCGCCCGTGATCGAAACATTGCTGCTGTCCTGCGAGGAGATCGTGCCGAGTGAAGGCTTTCCGGTCAGGTCAGCATAGGTGCCAGAAGTTGCGACGGTTGCTAGTCCGCTGACCTCACTCGCAGCGATGGCAATCGTGATGCTTGCCGCAGTCGTGAGGCGACCCTTCGCATCGACGTTGAACTGCCCGACCTGAGTCGCGCTGCCGTAAGTGCCAGCCGCAACTGTCGTGTCCGACAACGCGAAATAAAGCGTGCCGCTGGTGGTAATCGGTCCGCCAGTCACCGAGATATCAGCCGATCCTTGAGCCGTGACGCTGGTCACCGTGCCGCCTGCATCCAGCGCAGACAAGGTGCCGCCGACGTAGGACAAACCAGTACCGACCGTGACCGGCGAGAAACCGCCTGAGCCGTTGCCAGCTAGAATCGCCGTGCCACTCGTAGCCGGTGCGAAGTAGCTCGTCGCCTCCAGCGCTGCCGAGCCTAGTCCAAGCGCCGTTCGCGCTGCCGATGGCGCGTAGTTTTCCCAGCGCGAGTCGCCAGCGTCGTAAACAAGAAAGTCGTTGCCCGTTAGGCTTGTGATTTGAACGTTGCTATCCGTCTCACCCAGCGAGGAGCCGCTATTCACACGAACAAGCAGTTCGCCGTTTACGGCGTCTGCCACGACAACTGCTGCAACCTCAACGCGAGGATTAGGCGCTGTCGGGATCGTCTTCGTCAGCCCGCCGGCAACCGCTGGGTTGAAATACAGCACGTCTCCAGCGACCCAGCTTTCGCCGCCTCCCGTCGTATTGATTCCGCGAACAAAACCAAACGCGATGACTGAAATCCAGTCGTTAGTGGTGCCAGTTTCCGCAGCAACACCGAGGATGTAGTTGCCTTGACTCGGCTGAAGTCCCGTCGCGGGTCGTCCTTCAATCTGACCGCTTACTCCGACCACTCCGTCGAAAGCGATGACATTGCCAGCCGTGATTGCCGTCGTCGCTTTTACTCGGTAATAATCAGTTTGCCCAACGTTGATCTGAACGTTGCCGCCATTCAGCGCGATGGACATAGTGCCAGCGCCGTCCGAGTCGTTCCAGTAGATGCGCCCAGGAGTTGGCGTGACCGTGGCAGCGGTATCAAAATCGACGTAATCCAGCGACGTGACGACTCCTTGTTCGCCAAAAATTGAGGTAACGAATCCGCCCGTTACTTGACCAGCCGTGATTGCGATCGGGACGTTTGCAGCAGCGGTTAAACGCCCCTTTGCGTCTACCGTGAAGGATGCGACGCTGCCAGCCGTGCCATAGCTTCCAGCAGTTACGCTCGTGTCGCTGAGTGAGAAGTACAGCGTGCCGCTGGTCGTGATCGGTCCACCAGTGACCGAGATGTCAGCGCTGCCTTGCGCAGTGACGCTAGTCACCGTACCCGTGAACTGGTCAGCCGAGGAGATTGTGAAATTCGGATAGGTTCCGGTGATCGTCGTCGTGCCGCCTTGAGTCAGAGCAACCACCTGATCCGGTGCCGTGTTGGTCACCTCAATCGTGCCGCTGGTCGTAATCGGTCCACCGCTGATCGAGATGCCCGTGCCTGCGGTCAGAGCAACGCTGGTCACGCTGCCACCGCCTGCCGTGCTTTCGAGCGTGCCTGCGTTGTAGGTCAGACCAGATCCGACCGTGACAGTCGAAAAGCCGCCGCTGCCGTTGCCGGCGAGAATGAGCGTTCCGGTCGTAGCAGGCGCGAAGTAAGTCGTGCTTTCAAACGCAGCGCTGCCAAGTCCCGACACTTGACCAGCCGTGATCGCAATTGCCGTGTTCGCCGCCGCGGTCAGACGACCCTTTGCGTCCACGGTAAACGTACCGACCGAACCAGCCGCACCGTAGCTGCCTGCCGTGACTGACGTGCTGGACAGTCCAAGCGTAAACGTACCACTCGCCGTGATCGGCCCGCCTGAAGACGTCACATCGCCGTCGCTGGTTACAGCAACGCTTGTCACGGTTCCTGATCCGCCGCCACCCGTAGCCGACAACGTGCCGCCCGTGTACGTCAGACCAGTTCCAACGGTGACAGGGGCAAAGCCGCCCGAGCCGTTGGCGCTCAGGATGTCGCTGCCTGTGGTCGCAGGCGCAAAGAAAGTCGTGGACTGCAAGGCAGCGCTGCCGAGTCCCGTGACCTGACTCGTCGAAATGCTGATCGTCGCATCTACTGCAGCAGTAAGGCGACCTTGGCTGTCGACCGTAAACGTGCCGACCTTGTTCGCTGCTCCGTAGCTGCCAGCCGTAACCGCCGTGCTTGCGAGCGAGATCGCAAAGGTGCCGCTGGTCGTGATTGGACTGCCGCTGACCGAGACTGCGCCATCGCCCGTCGCCGCAACGCTGGTCACCGTACCGGCGCCGCCTCCGCCGCCAGACGCAGCAATCTCGATGCCGCCAGGCGTGTTCGTAATCGTGACGTTCGATCCAGCCGTCAACGTGTTCAGCTGGAAATCTCCGCCGTTACCGATGAGCAACTGACCAGCCGCCGGCGTGCCCGTCAGATCCGTCAGCGAGTTAATATTCGAACCACCGCCGCCAGCACCGCGTGCAGCCAGGAGCGTCCAGTCCTTTGCTGACCGGCTCGGCTTCTCCCGCGTCGCACGGTTCGCAATGTAGGAATCACCGTTGATCGAAACGACATCGAGCGCTTCATATTCGCCGGCCTTCCACTTGCCGAGCGGCGTGAGCGTCCGCGGCGCAGCAAACTCCTCGCGCGCCTTGATCTGCGCATCCAGAATCCGCGTGACCGTCTCCGGCAGTTCAGCGGTAGCCAAAAGGATTCGCTGCTCCGCAACCTCCAGCAGCTGCGCATTCTTCTGGCGCTCTGCCATCAGCGCCGAGTACTTTGCACCGGCCGCCAACTCAAGACGGCTCAGGAGTTCCTTGACCTCTGACGACAGCTTGCCCTCAAGCGCCTTCACCTCGTCGCCAGCCATGACCGCCAGCGCATCGCGCAGGTGCGGCTCGACTTCCTCAAGCGCCAACGCCACCTCGTCGCGCAACTGATTGCGCAGCTCAGGCAGCGAATTGACGATGCGCGCGATTTCCTCGCGCTGCTCGATCGCCAGCTCGATCAGGTGGTCGATCTGCTTTTGCGTGTCCATGAATTAGGCTTTCGGGTTCAGTTGGCGCTGGCAGACGGCGTAGCGCTGCGACTCATCCGGAAACTCTGCGGCCATCGTGGCGTCACCCATGCAGCGCGCAAGGAAGTCCTCGCTCTTTTCACCAGCACCAAGCGTCGGGAGAATGAACTCCTTTTTCTTTTCCAGTTCTCGACGATAGGATGCCAGCGAAGCGAGCCAGTCCTTGCTGCTCAATTTGCGCGTAGCAAAGTCAGCCTCGACCGCAGAATTAAGGCGCACCTTTTCGGTAGCGTCTCCAGCCTCGCGACGGTTCAGCCGCTCGACAATAGCGTTGGCCCACGTCTGGCCGGCGTCCCCCCCCCAGCCGTACCAAGCCTGCCACCCCTTCCCCTGCTGGTCCCAGGTCGCGCCCTTCTTGTCGACTTCGTGACGGTCGAAGTAAGCCTTCATGCGGCGCACCGTGTCCTCGGAGAGCGCACGCTTGTTAATGATGTCTCGCGCGCGAGCGATGCCCACCGAGGTCATGCCGCGCTGGCTGGCCGGCTTAGACTCGCGGACCTCCAGCGCGCGCTTGGCATTGGCGACCATTGACTCGTTCGGAACGTAGCCATCCTCGGCAAAGTCGATGACGATGCGTTGATCGTGCAGTTCCGAGTCTGCCTGCGAGGCTTCGGGTGCAGGAACCGCACCGACCGCCTTTGCATCTGCTGCGCCCTTTGCCGTTGCATTGACCGCATCGACGGCATCCTGCGTGACCTGACCACCGAGCGCAGACGCCATTGCCGGATTGGCTGGCAACTGCTGAGTGACCATGCGGATCGAGGTTTCTGGCACGCCGTATCGCTGCGCCAGTTCCGAGATGAAGTTTGCCTCAATCGCGATCTGCTCCAGGCGGCCAAACGCATCGGTGCCCTCCTCGGCTGCGATCTCCTGCAACGACTTCGCGCCCTGCCGGTTCTCGTTTAGGTTAG